GTTTTATTTGGATGGCGAAGGCTACCCATAAGCGTGCTCGTTACTGCGTTAAGTATGTTACTAAACAGATTCAATTTAATCCCGAAGAAATTTCGGACAAATATGTTACCATAGATGGAAACCCTGCACCTTTATCTTGCCTCCTCCAACATCGCCGTTATACGCGAAAATTCGTATCTGCTGGCGTTGGTGATTTTCTCGGTTATATGCCTCGTCCTTCTGCTCGTACTGCGACGTGGTCTTATTTCGATTTTGAGAAGCGTATCAATTATAATTACTCGATTCCTCGATACTATCTTAAGTATCTCAAACCGGAAGACGAGGTTTGTCGCTCGATTGCCGCTGCTGATTCTTATGCACGTTTTAGCAAGTCTTCTCTGGTTAAGCGTGTTGTGTCTCTGTGTGTTGAACGGTTCGGTCTCAATTCCTCCGTATCCCGTAGAGCGTCGTATACGTGGGAGCAAAAGCAAATAATGCGCTTCGCTGCGTCCTCGCGAAAGATGCCTGACTTCGATCCTCCAACGTGGCTGGATTTGGATATTCTCCAGTTTTGGAGAGATCATTATAAACTTCAACTAATCATTTAATTTATGGGAAAACAACCTTTTATTTCACATGCCGTAAATGGTTATTCTCGGTACGATGTCCCTGAGAGTAAGGCTTTTACGTGCACACCGGGTATTCTGTATCCGGTGCGGATTGATTTTATCAATGCTCGGGATCGTGTGTCTATTGAGCAAGGCATTGATGTTCGCAGCAACCCGCTTGCTGTTCCGACATTTAACCCCTACACCATTCGTTTGCATCGCTTTTGGGTGCCGCTTCAGCTGTATCATCCTGAGATGAGGACGAATAGTAGTAAGTTTGATATGAATGACGTTAGCTTCAACTGGATTCCCTCGCCTAATACTCCGATTGTTTCCGGCGTTGAGATGTTTAGCATGCGCGGCGGTTATTCTAATTCGCTGTTTAACTGGCTTCGCGTCTCTATTACGCAGCCCTCTCGATCTCTTACCGACGCAGAGTCTACAAGTGTGTCTATCCCTGCTGTTGGCTCCTCGTCTGCTTATTTTAACGCTGATACTTATTTGGCGTACTGGGACATCGTTCGAAACTATTACGGCTACAGCCAGTGGGGCGTTTACTCCTTTGCCTGGCCTGGAACCTCCTATATCACGGAAGACGGCTCCGGTGCCTTCGCTTCGCAGCCTCTTGAGAAACAGGCTTTCTTTGCTCAGCGTTTTGGCAATATTGAGTATCTCGACGCTTACTTCGAGAGCCAGTTTTACCCGTCTGCGCTAGATTCTTCCAACAATACCTATAATCGCGCTGCTCTTTATGGTCAGATTATCGCATCGGATATAGACGGCACGGGTGCCGCTGGTGACGGTTTCCCCATTGTTGCATTAAGTGATTTGGCGGGTGATTTGTCTCCTTATCCGTCCAGTCAGTTTTCCACAACTCCTGGTACTGCATCCGCGCCTTTGATTCGCAGTATTTTAAAGTATCACCCTATGGCCGTCGTCCCTTCAAATCCTGACCGTTTCAGCCGGCTTTTGCCTAATGGCTCGTCGGATGCCGTCTCCATGACTGGTGTAAACACGATTCCGCAGCTTGCTATTGCTTCGCGTCTGCAGGAGTATAAAGACCTTCTTGGCGCCGGAGGTAATCGTTACTCTGATTGGCTTGAAACGTTCTTTGCATCTAAGATTGAACACGTCGATCGGCCCAAACTCTTGTTTAGCGCCTCGCAGACCGTTAACGTCCAGATTATTATGAACCAAGCCGGCCAAAATAATTTTAATAGATCACCGGTTAACGGCCCCCTTGGCCAGCAGGGTGGTTCTATCGCATTCAATAGTAGTTTAGGTCGTCTTCAGTCGTATTATTTCCGTGAGCCTGGCTATATGATTGATATGCTTAGTATTCGTCCTGTATACTATTGGGCCGGAATCAGACCCGATTATTTGTCCTATCGTGGTGCCGACTATTTCAACCCTATCTACAACGATATTGGTTACCAGGATGTCTCTACGGACGTTTTTGGTCAATCTACCACTTCTTCTTCTATAGCCAAGGAGCCGTGTTACAACGAGTTTCGGTCGTCGTATGATGAAGTGCTTGGGCAGATTTCGGTGTTTTCCGGTTTGATCGGCACCGAGAGCTTACCTCTTTACTCTTATTGGGTTCAGCAGCGTTATTCTTCGGCGCTTTTGAACGGAACCGCCCTTCCGGCCTCTTTCGTTTCGTCTCTCCTTTTTGTCGATATACCGCAGGTCAACTCGCCTTTCATTTCGAACATCGAGGATAACTTCTTCGTGAATCTCTCCTACAGTGTACGCAAGAAGAACCTTGTTAATAAAACCTTTGCAACTCGCTTGTCTAACCGCTAATCTACTAATCTTATGGCACTTAATTGGTTGCTCGAAGACGCTCCCGCTTATGTTTCTCGTGGTCAGCGCATTATGTCGGTTCTCGACGGTTCTGGAACTGTCGATGTTCTTCCCGGGCGTCCGGATGTGACGGCAGAACCTTCTGACTTCGATAAGGGTGAAAAGTTTAACCCCGAAATCGACTTCGATCCTAACTCATTCTCCCGCATGGATAAGTTTGATGGCCTTGAGGTTGGCCAGGAACTTATTGATTCAGAGATAGATAGGTCGAAGGCCGCTGCGAAACCTCCTAAACTTGAAGAAAAATAGTATTATCTTTACTCGACGATATATGCTACGTGCGCGGACCCCTTTCGCAAGAGTTCGTGAATTGCTAAAGGTTATTGGTAACGACTGCGGGAGAGGCCGCGCATTTTTCTATCGTTCTTTATTCAATTGTTTACACCATTGTGGCGAGGTGACGCATCTCGCGGTTCGGAGAACCGCCCCGAACGAAGTGAGGGTGCGGCACCGTAGCTTCCCCCTAAATTTTTAATATCATGTCAGAAGTTAAACAGCCGTTCTATAAATCAAAGGCTTTTTGGACGCTGATCTCGTCTATCGTTGCTGCGCTGGCTGCTTTTTTTCTTTCATCGTGTTCGGCTCAAGCTAGAATGCAACGTAGCGGCGTTCACATCGACACTGTCCGCGTTGATTACATTATTCGTTCTAACAATTTAACTCACATCTAGTATGCCTATTCCTGTTGCCGCCGCCGCATCTTTTGGCCAGGCTCTTGGTCAGTCGGCTGCCTCTACCGGTACTTCCGGTTTGATTACTGGTGCTCTCGGCCAGCTTTTTGGCGGTATGAACGCCCGTCGCCAATGGCGTTTTCAGCAAAAACAAATGAAGCTTCAACAGAAGTACGCCCTTGAGCAGATGCAAAAGCAGTCTGAACTTTCCTATGCTAATTGGCAGAAACAGTTTGATTACGAGAATGCGTATAATGATCCTACGAAGGTTTTTGACCGCTACTTGAAAGCTGGTGTTACCCCTGCCGCGGTTTTAGGCTCTTCGGGTGTCGGAGTAAATGCCACTATGTCAGGTGGTTCTGCATCTATGCCCTCCGCTTCTGGCCCCTCTGGAGGAGCTCCTGTTTCCCCCGGTGGTTTTGCCGCTGCTGACCCTACTGCTATTGCGCAGAATATGGTTGCCCGGTCCACGATTGATCGTAATGCTGCTGCTTCCAATCGTGATAATGCCGAAGCTGATATGTTTCGTGGAAATACCCATGCTGTTGAGTGGCGTAAAGACATCGACGAGTTGGATAAGCAGATTCGTACGCACAACGTTAACAATGCTGTTGCTCTTGCTGATCTTAATCGCGCTCTTGCTAATATTCATATGGCCGACGCTGAATACGCAGATTTGATGGCTACTTATAAATTTCAAGATTTTGTTGCCCAATACAGTAAGCATGTTGAGGAAGCTGTTCAGATCAAGGAGTTCAATTCAAAGTATTTTGATCAAATTTATGCTGCACAAATTGCTCGTGATTATGCTGCTGCCTACAATTCTGCCGCTACGGGCGACCTTGCGAAAGCTGAGTTTGATATAGCCAAAGTTCGTTTGTCCGATCTTCGTGAGTGGTTTCGCCTCAACTGGGAGGCTGAAGTTGAAGTCCCCCAGGTTACTGAATCGGGCAAGCCTACTGGCAAAACTGTTAAATTAACCGGTCGTCAGATCCACGAACATCTTTTGAGTATGGCGGCCGCCAATGCGTCGCAGAGTCTTTCCGCTCAATGGTTTTCGAACCGATCAGAGAAGAATGCTTTTGGTTATTCGATGGCTCGCACGGCTCTTGCCGGTGCTTTAGCGATTAGCGGTGTAGCTCTTTCTAAAGGCTCAGTCGCGCCTGCTGGTTACGAAGAAATGCGAGACGTTTACGGCTCTTCCGGAGATCAAATTGGTGCTACATACACTCGCCGCAGCTATTTTAAGAGAAAATGAACAATTCTTCCAACTTTTTGAACCCTGCGTTTGTTCTTTTTGATTGTATATTTGTGCTGTAAACCAATAACCTCAATACTATGAAAAAAGGAAATAGAAAATTCAAGGCTGGCGATTTGATTGTCGACGTTCTCGAGTACACTTTTACCGAGTGGCTCGTTCGTCAAGGAGTATTTTCCGCCTTTAAGACGAATTACGATGTCGTTGTTTCGCCCTACGGGGGTTTTCGCGACCGTTTGCGTGACCATATTCGCTATTCTCTTTCCAACTCGAGCTTAGGCCCTACCTACCTTATTTCCTCCGCTTTCTTGTTTCACACGACGCCCGAGGGTTATGATTTTTGGAGAAAAATTTCCGACGCTTGGAAGCGTTTTTGTCTCAATTTTCAATCGCAATTTTAAATTACATTGTTATGACACAGATTCATATTGTTCTTCGCCGTGTTAATCCGGCTCTTGATGTCGACCTTGCTCAGGTCGGCCATATTAAAGATGGACAGTTTTCGCAGTTGCCCCTGGATGTTTTCGAGGACACTCCCATTTTCAGTCACTTCGTTCGTTCGGCTATTTCTGATCTGCCTTATGTTCCCCATAGCCATGTCTCTCGTCTCTTAGCAGACCTTGCCGCCTATCCGCATTTTGCGGTCGATTTTTTCGATAATACACTTGTCCTTATGTTTGATTTTAATCTCGATTCCGATGAAGGCACGCCGAAAGAAGAAAGGAAGAGGAGTTAGGGTTGTGACCCGTCCTCTTGGTGGAAAAGTTCTTTGACCGTGAAGCTCCTGGGAGAGTTTTTTCTCCCCTGGGAGTTTTCGCTTGTAGACTCACCGGATTTATCCGGTATATCAATTTGTGAAGTGGAGCCATGGAGCTCGAAGACGCGAAGCGTCCCGGCCGTTAAGGCCGTCGAGCGGCGTAACGAAACAGTTTTCGCGCTCGAAAGTACCGCCTTTCGAAGCGCAAAGTATTA